AAACGTGGGTTGAAAAATCCGATTACGGCACGTACATACGTTCCGGCGCATACATTGACGTTGCCGATGAGGGCGACGACCTTTTGTTTGGTGCAACGTATGACGTCTATAAATCCGACAACATGGTTTTCAATGAAAAGACAAAGCGGATGGAGCCGTTATTATTCGCCCTAATTACCGATATGGAAATGACGGACGAAAACACGGACGTAACAACCGTAACCGTTCCGGCGATGATAAACCGCAACGGCACGCAAAAAGCATGGGTTGAGAGTAACAACGGGGGTGCGGGCTTTGAAAAGGTTATTAAAAAGAAAGTCCGGGCGATTACAGACCCGTTTTATCAAGGGGGTAATAAAGAAAGCCGGATAATAACAGCGTCCGCAATGGTTAATCAACATATAATTATGCCGTTTGGTTGGGAAACCCGGTACAAAGCCATTTACGACCATGTAACCGGATTTTTGCGCAATTTCGGAGCCAACACGCACGACGACCCGGAGGACGGATTGACCGGGATATATGAAAAGGAGATTGCGGACGGCAATATACAGCCATACGCACACGCAAACCGAGGCGTAAGACGACGCAATTAGCAATATTTTTGAGATATGCAAGATTATCCGGGAAAAAGTTTATAACTTTGTAACCGAAACGAGGGGGCAAAGGGACAGCCCCGGAGAAAGTAACAATATTTTTAACGTTAAAAACAAAGAAGTATGATTTGTAAATGTCCGGCGGGGGCGGCGTTGCCCGATGTACCCGCAATTACGTGTTCGGAAAGTTTCGGACAGGTTCAGAAAGTGGCTTTTCAACGTCTTATGAAAGACGACGGAAGCAAAAACAGTTTTACGAGTGAAAAAGCGATTACGGCGTTAGCGTCATGGACGCCCTTGTTATCGGCGGCGGATAGCACGAAAATAGTTGTTTCGCCGTATATCCAAGCCCCGACCGCCGAGGCGGGAGCCGCCCGCACCTTTGGAGGCGGTAACGAAACGTTAGGAGGCGTCGAGGAGATTATTGGACGTGAATCAACCCCGTTTACCGGAGTTATCCGCAAAGCCCCGCAGGAGGTTATCAAGGCATTAAAGGAAATGCAATGCGAAAGTTGGGGCGACAATTTGGGTATCTTCATTTTCGACGAAAACGGCGCAATCGGCGCAATCAAGGGGAGTACAGACGGTACATATTACCCGATACCGATACGTTCGTTGTTTATCGGCGATAAGACGTTGGGCGGATTGGAAGCCCCGGACAGCAACGCAATACAATGGTCGTTTTTGCCGAATTGGTCGGACGATTTGGCGATTGTTGCCCCGGCGTTTAACCCGCTTACGGACTTGAAACTCGCACGAGCGTAATGGCGGCGAAAGTTACAAAGGTCGTGTTGGAGTGTCCGACCCTTAACACGACCGAAGAATTTGAGATTACCCACGCCGAACGCCTGTTGCGGATGCCTAACAATGGCGGTTGGCAGTTGCCCGAAAAAACACCTTTTGAATTTAGCAAAGAAAATGGGATTAGATATAAAGCGCATAAAAAAGGAAATAACGGAACCGAGGAAAAAGGCGACGATAAATAAAGCGGTCATACACCAAAACCGCATTAAATTTCACGCCCAAACCAACGTAACGCCCTTAATGTGTTTACCCACGACCGATTTTTTGGCATGGGTTCAAAATCTTATCCCGCACGATAAATTCAATATCTTCAAAACATTGTTCCGTTACCCCGTTCGTACCAACGAGGTAACGGGCATTTGTTTTGATAAGTTGAGCCGTATTTTCGACGGTCGTAACCCGGCGTTCAACTATCAATTCCAAAACACGGAACAACGGGACGATTGGGAATATTACCGCCAAGATGTATTAAAGGAGCCGGAAATTTGGAGTACGAAAGGTTGGGAGTTTTTCAAGACGGAAATAAACAGCGTCTTAATAGTTGATTTGCCCGCCGAGCAAAACCCCGCTGACCGATACCCGACCCCGTATTTTTATTGGCTACCTATCGAAAGCGTCATAACCTTTGAGGCAAACCGGACAACCGGGGTTATGGATTGGATAATTTTCCGCCAACCCGATAAACGTATTGCAGTTATTGACGATGAACGATACAGAGTATTTGCAGAGGACGACGGCGGCAACATAGGCGAATTATTGGTTGATAACCCACACGATTTGCGCTATTGCCCCGCCCGTTTCTTTTGGAATGAGCCAATGAATTTGCGAGAACCGGACGTTAAACAATCCCCGCTAACAAAAGAATTGGAGGCGTTGGATTGGTTTTTGTTTTTCCATATATCGAAACGGCATTTGGATATGTACGGGGCGTACCCGATATATTCCGGTTACGAACAATCGTGCGATTTTACAAACGCCGAAAACGGCGATTATTGCGACGGTGGATTTTTGAAAGACAAACAAGGGTATTACAGGTTAGACCAAGCCGGGTTATTGATGCGTTGCCCCAAGTGCGGCGACAAACGGATTACCGGGGCGGGTTCCTTTGTTGAAATACCGATACCGGACGGGGACAAACAACCCGATTTGCGGAACCCGGTACAAATGTTGACCGTTGACCGTACAAGTTTGGATTATAACGTTGAGGAAGAAAAGCGATTGCGGGAAAACATTATTACCGCCGTCGTCGGACAAAACGAGGAAGTAACCCAACGGGAGGCATTCAACGAACAACAGGTTAAAGCCGCATTTGAGAGCCAAAGCACGGTATTAAACCGAGTGAAAAAAGGCTTTGAAGCCGCACAACAGTTCGTCGATGAAACGGTTTGCCGATTGCGATACGGCAATATGTTCGTATCTGCAAAAGTCAATTACGGCACGGAGTTCTATTTGTACGACGCAAGCGAGTTGCGGAACCGTTACAAGTCGGCAAAGGAAAGCGGCGCAAGTGAGGCAGAATTGGACGCCCTACAAAATCAGATTATCGAAACGGAGTACCGGAACAACCCAACCCAATTGCAACGTATGTTGATATTGGCAGAATTGGAGCCGTACCGCCATTTGACCCGGAACGAGGTATTGGATTTGTACGGGCGTAACTTAATCCCGGAGAATGAATTGCGTATAAAGTTGAATTTCGCTAACTTTGTCCGCAGGTTTGAACGGGAGAATACAAACATTTTGGAATTTGGAACGCAAATACCATTCGACCAAAAGATTTCAGTAATAACAAGTAAATTTAACGAGTATGCACGTAAAGACAGCAACCGAGGGTAAAACAAAGGACGTCGCAATTACCGACGTCACCCCCGAAAATTACATTGTACCGAGCAACGAACAACATTTGTATCATTGCATTATTGAGGTGCGCAAGTTTGACAGCGAAACGGGCAAACGCTTATCCGTTCCCCGTATCCAAAAATTCGGCAAAAAGTCCTTTGAAAACGGCATTTTGGACGCACTGAAAAAACAGGGTTACACGATTACCGTATTGCACGACCCCAACGAGTACGTCAAGGCGCAAGCCGAGGAAAAAGCGGCACGAACCGCCGCACAGCAGAAAGCCGCCGAGGAAAAAGCCGCCGCCGATGCAAAGGCAAAGGCAGAAGCCGAGGCGAAAGCCAAAGCCGAGGAAAAAGCGGCGTTAAAGGCTGAAATTTTGGAGGAATTGAAAGCGGCGGGAGTTATCCCGGCAGAACCAGCCAAAGAAAACAAAGCCGAGGACAAACCCGGAGCGAAAAAGTAACAGAGTATTAAACAATTAAAAATACGATTATGGCACAGATTGCACAGCAGGACAATTTGATTATTGAAGTAACAACAACCGCCGCCGCATTGGATAGCAACACAAAAAACAAGTTGATTGCTTGTATTGAGGGCGGCACAATTGCCGATGTTGTTTTAGTAACAAAAGAGGTTGAAAAGAAAATCAGCTATGCACGTGTTGTTAGTTGGTTGGTTGACACAACCGGGGATTCGCCAAAATACACAATTCATATTATTAACGCAAACAGCGGAGCAGTAGCAGCAATCGCACTTAATTAATTTAAAGGGAAAGAATTATGTTAACGAGAGAAATTTTAGTTGCAAATGCGGCATTATCCGGATTAACCGACGAACAAATTGCGGCGATTACAACATTGTCCGCCAACGACGAAAATAGCGTTATCGCCAAAAAGACGGGCGAAATTTACGGCGGATTGGATGCCGATATTTTGGCGGCGTCCGGTATTGCAAAGAACGGAACCGAAAAAACGTTTGATTACGCAAAACGTGTGGTCGCCGAGTTCAAAACCAAAGCGGAAAGCGCAAGCGCATTGCAAACCCAAATCGACAGTCTGACGAAAGAAAAGGCACGTTTGGAAAAGGCAATTGCCGACGGTGCGAGCGATGCGGAAACCGCAAAGGCTTTGAAACAGGCGAAAGCCGATTTGACGGCGGTAACAACACAGTTTAACGACCTCAAAAAGAAGTACGATGAAGCCGAAAAGAAATTCCAAACGGAGTTGTTCGGCGTTCGTATCGAGGGTGCATTGCAGACCGCAACCGCAGGGTTGAAATTCAAACCGGGATTGCCCGAAAGCGCAACAAAGGTTTTGTTAGCGCAAACAATCGACAAAATTAAGGGTATGAACCCCGAATATATCGACGACGGAAAAGGCGGTAAAATCCTTGCTTTTAAGGACGAAAGCGGCGCAATTATGCGTAACCCGAACAATCAGTTGAACCCGTACACCCCCGGCGACCTGTTGGCAAAGGAATTGGAAACAATGGGTATTTTGGATAAGGGACGCCAAGCCGGAGGCGGCGGAACGGTTCCCCCGGCGGGCGGTTTCGGCGGTGGTGGCGGAACAACCATTGACGTAACGGGCGCAAAAACCCGTGTCGAGGCTTACGAAGCAATCGCCGCAAACCTTATGGCGCAGGGCTTAACGGCGGGTTCCGAAAAGTTCGACGCCGCAATGAAACAGGCATGGCAGGACAACAATATTGCCGCATTGCCGGAAAAGTAAACAATCACGGGTAAAGGGTAAACCCGCATTTAATAACAATTAAATTTTTAACATTATGTCATTAGTAGCAACAAGATTGCAGAATTGGCGGATTGAAAACCCGGAATTAGACCGTAATATGACCCGCCCGTGTGAGTATGGCGCATTGGATTTTTTCATTGAGCAAACCAACGCTCCGTCCTCAATCATTAACCCCAAATTGCGTGACCGTGCGTTTGCGTCCATTGGTAACACGGTACAAGTACCCGTTATCAATTACGACGGCGATGTACAGGTTAGCAATGTCCGTTCGTGCGTTATCGCTGACGATGAAAATACGTCCGCATTGGTAACGGTTGTTTGGGCGACTTATGCCATTGGCTTTACAATGGTTCCCGCCGCCTACATGAACAACGAAATTTCCTACGAACACGACTTTTTGCGCAAAATGGAAAAGACGTGCCGGGCTTTGGCGAACAAATTGGACGTCGGAGCCGTTGCCGCATTGGAGGCAAACAAAACACAGGTGTTCAAAACGTTGCTTAACTACACGAAGGCGGGCAACGTGGTACAGGTTCCAACCCAAATGGCGACCGAGATTTTGGGCGATATTAACCCGATTATGCGGGCTAACTGTTACCCGGAATATATCCACCTTATCGCCAACGCCGGGGTTGATAGCCTTATCCGTAAACTTGCGCAACATGGCGTTTACAACGACGTAAACAAGCGCATGGAGTACGACAACAAGGTTTTACACTACACGAACAACGTAACCGACGAAGCGGGCAAAATGGGAACCATGTTTGCCGTTGCTGACGGTAATGTTGGTATCCTTACCCGTGTTGACCGTGAGGCATTGCGCCGCACCCGTGCGAATTTCCACGAATGGGACGTTGTACGTTTGCCGTACATTGATTTGCCCGTTGGTTCGCACTATTACACCGCCGTTGGCGACCAGTCCGCAATTATGGGCGACGCAACCGCCGATTTGACGTGCGCCGTTAAGGAGTATTTCGGATTTTCCGTTGACGTGGCGTATATGGTTGCTTACAACAGCAACCCGGATACCGTGGCAAACCCGATTATCAAAGCCGAGATTGCCGCCCGCAATCCGAACGAGCCGTTGGGAATGCCCGTATATGTAACCAACGCAGCGGAATTTCCCGCCGGGGGTGCCGGGGGCGAATAACGCCGGAGCATAACGAATTGTTAAACCGAGGGGATGGGGTGGTTATCCCCGCCCCCTTATTTATTTCAAACGCAGATGTACAGATTACAAGAAATACAGGACGCATTATTGCACGTCGTCGGGTGGGAACAATCATACGACCCGGCAAAGGCGATAGACGACAATTTAACGCAGACGGAAAGCGGTTTGACGTTTCAAGGTGCGCACCCCCTTGTTACTTTGGATAATGTCCGGGCAATCGTCCCGGATGATTTCGTTTTTCAATATCCGGTTTGGAATATGATAAGGGAATACAAAGCCGGGGCAAAGGTTCGCCACAACAACAAAGTTTGGATTGCGACACGGGACAACCAAAATGAGGAACCGACCGAAAGCGATTTTAACGACGATTACAACGACGATTACGGCAACCCCTATTGGCAACCGTACAATTTCATTTCCGATTATTTGGAGCGGTTGACCCGTAACGGTATTGCGCAAATGGTACAAACATTCACGCAAATAAAGGGATTGGATAAGGAAACAAAGAACCTTTTGGAGCGGCGCACGTTCTTTGACGGTGCGGGACGTATCCGGGCGACTTTGCCGAATAATCATAAATTGGTCGGGTTTGAAATTGTCCCGGTTCGTTCTATGGGCGTAACAATGAAAATCGAGCAAATCGGGTTGCAAATGACGGGCGCAACCGGGGTTGTTCGTATGTATCTTTTCCATTCGTCCCAAATTGACCCGATAAAGACGTTTGATTTGAATTTTACGCAGACAAACGGCGGTTTTCAGTGGTTCCCGTTGAAAGATTGTTATTTGCCGTATATCAGTACAGGAAACAACGCCGGGGGGTCGTGGTTCCTTTGTTACAACCAAAACGATTTGCCCGCCGGGATGCAGGCAATTAACATGACAAAGGATTGGAGCCGGGAGCCGTGCGGGACGTGTACGGGTTACGTTGATTTGGAGCGTTGGCGGGAAATAACCAAGTATTTACAGGTATCCCCGTTTATGATGAACGCCCCGGAAACATTCGACGAATACCCGGAGTTGTGGGATATTGCGTTGACGATGTACACCAATACGCAGAATTACGGGTTGAATTGCGAAATAACCGTTGGTTGCGACCTAACGGATTTTATCATTAAGGAAAGGCAAATTTTCCAAACGGTTATCCAACGACAGGTCACCGCAATCATGTTGCGCACGTTGGCAATGAACCCCGATGTTAAGGTAAACCGGAACCAAGTAAACGCAACCCGGTTGGAAATTCTTTACGAATTGGACGGCAACGTTGAGGGTCGCCCCGGCGGTTTGGGTTATGACCTTAAAAAAGCATACGAGGCGTTGCGGTTGGATACGCAGGGTATCGACCGTATTTGCCTTACTTGTAATAACCACGGTGTAAAATACCGGACAACGTAAGATTATGGCGGGGTTAAAGTCAATACAGGATTTACGCAACCGGGTTGCCACGTTCAACAACGGGTTATCGTCCGGCGCATACATTCAACAAATCATTTGGGACAATGACGCCTATATTGTTGATATGAATGCCGAGGAACAATTGTTTGAACAAGGTATTAACCGTTTGGGCGTGGATATTATGGATTACGCCCCGTATTCGCCGTTGACGATAGCCATAAAGGAGGAAAAGGGACAACCGACAAACCGGGTAACGTTACGGGATACCGGGGATTTTGAAGCGTCGTTTTTTTTGGAAGTCGGCGACAAACAGTTTGAAATAAAAGCGTCGGATTTCAAAACGGAGGACTTAATAAAAAAGTACGGGCGGCAAATATTGGGATTGACGGACGAAAATATTGCGGCGTTGATTTGGCAATATATATTCCCGGACTTAATGAAGAAAGCAAAAAACGTATTATATGGCAACGAATAAGAGAACAACCCCTATAATTCCCAACCCGGTTTTAATCGACCGGGTTTTGAGGAACATACAAACCGGGTTAATGGATAACGTCGATTGGTTGGACGTCGCATTTGGGCGGGCGCAACGTATCGCCAAAGTGATACAGGGCAAACGCTATTATACCCCGAACGTATATGCGGGCGGGACGGAATGGAGAGGCGACAATGATTATATCGACGTTTCCCCGGATGCCAATATTGGCAATTTTTCGTTCTTTTGGATAGACGACCCGCAAACGGTCGGTTGGGTTCCCAAAGAGCAAAGCGAGATTAAAGCCCCGTTTTCTCTTATTGTTTGGTTCGATTTGCGCAAGGTTTACCCCGGTCAACTCAACAACCGGAATACCGAGGCATTGAAGAACGAAATATTGACCGTCCTAAATGGCGGTTTTTGGCTGAAAGACGGGACGATTGTAATAAACCGGATTTATGAGTTGGCGGAAAACGTGTACCGTGGGTTTACGTTGGACGAAATAGATAATCAATTTTTAATGCACCCGTTCGGCGGTTTTCGCTTTGAGGGTGTATTGTCAGTTAATCAACCTTGTAACATTTAACGATATGGTAACTTTCATTATTTGGGTTTTGGTCGTGGCAACCGTGGCGGCGTTCCTGTTGACCCTGTTAAAAAAGTGGGGCGTTATTGAGTACGTCCAAGTTCACGGCAACGACTTTTTTGTTAAGATGTTCAATTGCGGCTTTTGCTTATCATGGTGGGCGGGGGTCGTTTTGTCCGTCCTGTTTGCTATATGCACCGGGAACCCGGCATTGTTATTGGTTCCGTTTTGTTCAACAGTCATAACCCGCATACTCTTATGAAAACGACAAAGATAGGGGAACGGGCGGTTGTGTTGTACGACAGTATCGACGAATTGCCGATTTTGCGATTTCACGCATACAACAAAATGTTGCTTATCGACGCCGGGGTTGGGTCGGATTTGAACGATTGGGATGCGCATATTGAAAAGGCAATCCGGTTTATCCGAAAGGAAAAGCCGGATTTGGCGGAAAAGGAATTGGATAATTTGCGGCAAAACGTTTATTTCGTCCAATCCGCCATATCGCCAAAGTATTTGGCGTTTGCCTGTTTGGTTAAGTCCGTGGACGGAACCGAATACAACGATATGACGGCGGACGGTTTGCAAAAGGTATTGGATTTATTCGCCGATGCGCCGAACGCCGAGTTGACCGCCCAATTGGAAGCGGTCAAAAAAAAAATAGATGAAGAATTGCAATTGTATTTTCCTAAACTATTCGACGACGCCACGGTTAAAGAGTATTACGACCAATTGAAGCAACGCACGATGTTAATGTTGGATGCGATAATAAAGGGGGACGAAAGCGACAAACGGGAAGAAATAGACCATATTACGACGTTGTTGTTGACTTATACAAAACCCAAATCGTTTAGCGGGTCGGATAGCGTGGAAATACAATACGACAAGCAGTTTGAAAATATGTGTTTGATATTGTCCCAACATTTGCATGTAAACCCAAAATCGTTTACCGTTTTGGAATATTACAACGCATTTGAATACATTAAGGAGCAAGCGAAAAAAGCAAGCAGAAAAAGCCAAAATAAGGCGATTTGAGGTGTTTTATTTTTCAGACGATAAATTATACATTTGAGAAAAGAAAATTGATTGTAGGGCAAATTGCCCGAAATAACAAAAACAAATAGTCGGATATATGGCAGATAACAACAACCCAATTAAATATTCTGATTTGGTAAGCCCCGATAATTCGATTACTGATTTGATAAAGCAATTGGATGAACTTTCAGACGCATATACAAATGCGTTGAAAAATATTAGGGCGGAAGCAATTCAGTTGGCGGCGGTTCTGCAAAAGGTTTCCGGGGCAACCGAGGACGACAGGAACACAACCAAGAAAGCCGCAGACGATGCGGAACGTTTGGCACGTGCGCAACGTGATTTGGCGTTTGCAGAAAGCGAGAACGCCAAAAAGTTAGCCGAGTTAAAATTGGCACAACAGGAAGCGAACCAAATTAATAAACTGATTGTGAAAATAAATCAATCCGCCGAGGGTAGTTATAACCGTTTATCGGCGCAATATTCATTGAATAAGATTTATTTAAACAACATGACTAAAGCCGAACGGGAAAACACCGAGGAGGGGCGAAAATTGGTTGCACAAACCAAAGAAATATACGAAGAAATGAAACGTTTGCAGGAAGCAACCGGGAAATTTCAATTGAACGTCGGAAATTATACGGAGGCGTCCGACGCAATAATTGCTTATGGCGACAAATTAAAAGAAACGTTGGGGCTTAACAATTCATTTGGCGATAGCCTTTTGGCGTTAGGTCGTGGAGGAGCAGAAAGCAAAGCAGTATTTACAGCAATAGGCGATGGCGCAAAGGCGTTGGGGAAAACTTTGTTGGGTTTACTTTCAAATCCCGTATTTTTAGCAATTGCCGGGATTGCGGCGGCTGGTGCGGCGTTCAAATGGTGGTACGATTACAACGCCGGATTAGTTGAGGCAACAAAGTTGACGCAACAATTTACCGGGAAAAGCGGCGACGATTTGAAAGCGTTTAGAAACGAGGTGCAAGCCGTCGCAGATTCGTTCGGCGCAGATTTTCGGGAAACATTGATTGCAACAAACGCATTATCACAACAATTTGGTATTTCTGCAAATGAGGCATTGCAGTTGGTTAAGGATGGTTTTTTGTCCGGAGCCGATGCGAACGGGGAATTTTTGGACACGTTGAAAGAATACCCGGCATATTTTAAGGAGGCGGGAATATCAGCAGACCAATTTGTTGCCATTGTAGCCCAAACAAACAAAATGGGTATCTTTTCGGACAAAGGCGTTGACGCAATTAAGGAGGCAAATTTGCGTTTGCGTGAAATGACGACGGCGACGGCGGCGGCTTTGGACGGTATCGGTATTTCGTCGGAACAAGTTCAAAAAGATTTGCAGACCGGAACCAAAACAACGTTCGATGTTATACAAGACGTTTCCGCAAAATTGGCAGAATTGCCGGATAATGCGGCAACGGTCGGGGCTGCAATTGCAGATATATTCGGGGGTCCCGGAGAGGACGCCGGATTGCAGTATTTGCGCACGTTGAAAGATATTTCAACAAACATGGACGAAGTAAAAGGGAAAGCCGGAGTTTTGGCGCAATTGCAGGAGGAACAATTGCAAAGCCAAATTGAGTTGCAAAACGCATTATCCGGGTTGTTTGACGCAACCGGAGGAAATTTTGAAACGTTGACAACGAAAGCAAAAGTTTTTGTTAACCAAGGATTAACGGCGATAATAAAAGGGGTTATTGATGTTATCAACTACTTTATTGAGTTATACAATGAAAGTGTTTTGATACGTGCAATTTGGAATGGGATTGTTGCCGGATTCAAAACAACGTTTGATACGTTGGGAAATGTGTTTGGATTCTTTATTGATATTGTCAAAGCAACCGGAACGGCATTAAAAGGCGCATTTACATTGAATTTTGACGATGTAAAAAAAGGATTATCAGATTACGCAGCGGCATACGGAAATTTGGTTAAAGCCCAAGTTAAAGACATAACAGAAAATTTCCAAGAGGGTTTGGAGGGTATGCAAAAGAAAATAAAACCGTTAACAATCCCGGTTTCTGTTGGAGATACCCCGACGCCACAAACAGACAATAAGCCCGTAACGACACAGAACCCAACCGTAACGCCAAGGGGTAAAAGCGATGCGGAAAAGGCAGCAGAACAACAAGCAAAGCAAATTGAAGCGGCTTATAAAAAGAATTTGGAGGCAACCCGGAAATTGCAGGATGCACAATTGCAGTTGGAAACCGACGAATGGGCAAAGCGTAGGCAGCAAACGCAATATCAGTATTCCCGACAGATTGAGGATTTACAACACCAATTGCAGACCGAAAAGGATTTGAACGAAACCGGACGCCAAGCGATAAACGCCACAATTACGGCATTAGAACAGCAACAAACCGAGGCGTTATTGAAAATCGAACAAGACCGACAATTGCAGGAATTGGCGTTGCAAAAAGAAAGCATTGAATTACGTTTGCAAGCAGTCAAAGAGGGCAGCGAGCAGGAAAGACAATTGCGGATGCAGTTGTTGGAAAACGAAAGACAAACCGCATTATTACAGAACCAACAGAAACCGACCGGGCAACAGCAGGACGCCGGGGCAATTAATGCAAGTTTTGACGCAAAGGGAGCCGGAATTGCGGACGAATATTTGCAAGCGCAATTACAGATGTTCGACCAACAACAAGCGTTGGCACAATCGGAGTTTGATTTGTTGAGAAATTCAGAAGCCCGGAAAACTCAATTCCGTTTGCAAGCAGAAAAGGAACGTTTGCAAAAGGTTTTAGAATTAAATCAGCAAGCCGCCAATAAATTGTCTGATGTTGAGGTACAAACAATTCAAAACACTATTAAAAAAATAGACCAAGAAATTGAGCAATCCAAAGGGGAGGAACGAGGAACAGACATTTACGGTTTGTTTGGGCTTAATTTGGACGACGACCAAAAAGAGGCAATTAATACGTCTATGCAATACGCATTGGATGCGTTAAATACATTCACGGCGGCACGTGTTGCCGCAGCAGATGCAGCCGTTGAGCAAGCGGATAAAGAGGTTTCCGCCGCACAATCGGCGTTGGATGCAGAATTGGAAGCAAGGGCAAACGGGTACGCCAATAATGTTGTACAAGCGCAAAAGGAATTGGAATTAGCAAAGAAAAACCAAGAAAAGGCAATAAAAGAACAACAGAAAGCCCAAAAACAGCAAGCAGCAATACAGACATTGCAGCAAATAGGAAACATGGTAACAGCAACGGCGCTGATATGGTCGCAATTAGGTTTCCCGTTTGCAATACCTGCAATTGCCGTAATGTGGGCGAGTTTTGCAGCGTCTAAAATCAAGGCGGCGCAATTGGCAAAACAGACCGGAGGAACCGGAGGAACGGAAACATACGGCGACGGTACCGTTGAACTTTTGGAGGGCGGTTCGCACCAAAGCGGAAATGATATTGATTTAGGAACGAAACCGGACGGAACCCGCCGACGTGCCGAGGGAGGCGAATTTTTCGCCGTGATAAATAAACGAAGTTCACGCCGTTTCAGAAAGATAATACCGGACGTTATCAATTCGCTAAACAATGGTACGTTTGCACATAAGTATTTAAAATCCTATTCAGACGGCGACGGTTTGACGTTAAACGTTACCGGACAAAGCCCGGATTTACGCAATTTGTCGGATGATGTAAGGGAAATTAAGGAACAGAACCGACGACGGGTTTACGTGGATGGCGACGGAAATACGATTGAAAGTTACAAGAATTTGAAACGTAAAATAAAAAGACTATGACACCAAAATATAGATTCTTTTTGCAGATAGGGGAGGACGGAACCAAACAAACCGTCCGCCCCAATTATAAGGATGATTTAACGTTGGATTATGAGTTGGAAACAAATCAAAGGTTTTACCGGGCTAAATTGTCCGGTAAAATAAACTTTGTCCGTGCTGATTACGATATTATCAATGACGCCCCGTTTGATTCTGAATTTTTCCTATATATCGAAAAAAGCGATGATTGGGGACAAACATACAATCAATACTATAAAGCAAAGTTTATGAAAACGGATTGTACGTTTAATGATGATGATAAATTGGTTACGGTACAGCCGGGAACAATAGACCAATACAACGACGTTTTGGCAGGATTGGAAAAGGAATACAATTTAATTGAGTTGGCCCCACAAATCGAATTTCTTACAATAAGAAAACGCCCATTGATACAAATATACGTTCCCGGAGATAGTATTGTTTCGTGCTTTTTGGGCGGCACGAATTGGGAACAAGACGCAAACGCCACGACCGACCAAAACGCATTAGTACAAACCTATCATTTTGCTTTGTGCAATATATTGAAAGAAATACAAATTACGTCCAACGGTTCCCCGGCGGTAATATCCGGGCTTTATACCGGACGAATGGCGACGGGTGCAAGTGCGGACGTATTCGAGGGGAAATTATACCCGGAATTGAATGTTAATTATTATATCTATATTTCACAACAACGAATAAACGGGGGGTTGCCGTTTGGTATTGCTGTAGTTGAAATACGGAAACAATCCGACGATACGGTAATGTTTCGTTATCAAAAGGTAACGCAGAAACCGTTTGATACGTTGGAATTTGATTTAACCGCCGTTGAGGGTTCCGGGGCAACCGGAACAATGCACGCCGATATGAAAAGTTATAATATATATGCCCGGTATTTGTGCGACGTGGAGAAAATCGACGACCTTAATACATATCCATTGCCCGCCGATGATATAGTTGATAATAACCGTAATTATAGGCGTGCGATTGGTTACGCAATCGACGTGGCGTTTATTTCAAACAACTTTTCAGACACCCCGACCGAGTGGGGATTAGCGGACAACGGAAAGTATTTTGCGCCGCCCTATTCCATTTTCGGACAAACGTTTTATCCAATCGCCCGGTCAACGTGGCGTTATGCGTCGTTATGGTTTGGATTTTATTTGATGGATTGGATATTAGAGGAAAAAGCCCGAAAAGCATATACTTTGCGTGATGCGTTTACATTGTCGTCATGTATCAATGTGCTATTAAAAGAATTTGCGCCCGGAATAACGCATGAAGCGACGCCGGAATACAGCCAATTTCTTTATAACACAAACAATCCTATTTTCGGGCAGTCATTTAAGTTGCTAATAAGTCAGAAAAGTAATATCATTAATGGCGAATATAAAACCCCGGCGCAAAAAGCCCCGATTACATTACAACAGATTATGACGATATTACGGGATATTTACAAATGTTATTGGTATATTGAGGACGGAAAATTTAAAATTGAACAGGTAAGTTGGTTTAGAAATGGCGGTTCGTATGGATATAACCCGATTATTGATTATGATTTAACACAATTAGAAAACGTTAGGAACGGCAAAAAATTAGTTTTTGCAACGTCTGAATATTCATTTGACAAAGTAGAAATGCCGGAACGTTATCAATTTGAGTGGATGGATGATGTAACAACACCATTTGAGGGTTTACCAATAGAAATTACGTCCAAATATGTAACAGCCGGAAAGATAGAAGAAATAAATATTTCCAATTTTACGTCCGATATTGATTTGATGTTGTTAAACCCCGGTGCAATTAGTTTGGATGGATTCGCATTGTTTGCGGCGGTTATGCCGTCCGGAGGCGGACAATTAGAATTGCCATTTACAAGACAAACGGTTAACGGCGTAGAATATTTCCTGCAAAACGGTTATTTAGCATATATAAACATACAACCGACGTATTGGGTTTATGATATGCCCGCCCGGAATTTTAAAATAAACAATATTCAGTCATACGCATTTGGAATACAAAGAAACAAAAAACAAACATTGAATTTCCCGGCGGGAGATACAGACCCAAACCCGATGCAATTAATAAAAACATATATCGGTAACGGTCAAGTTGATAAACTTTCAGTAAATTTATGTAGTCGAAACATTAAAGCAACGTTGAAATATGATACAGAATAACAACATAAGCGTTTTACCGTGGTACACGTCAATAAATGAACAGAACCACAGAAAAAGTTACGCATACGGCGCAATTTACCCGTTGTTTGCCCCGGCTGATAGATTGTTGCCGTTTCAGATAATAAGAAACACACGGTCAAACAATGTTACGTCAGTGGTATTGTATGAAAAGACCGGAAAGCAAGTTGCAAACATAACAACGTACATGAAAGAAACCGGATTGCAGATTGTCCGGTTTCAAACGTTGGGTTATGATGTTATATTGTACCCGTCAATATTACCCATGCCATTAAATCAATTGGATGGAATATATTATATGACGTTATCGGATGGCGTGCAAACGTGGTATTCTGAAATGTTTACCGTCGTGCAAGATGTTTCCGGTTACTTAAAAATACAATGGTGGGATATTGAAAATTTGGTATTTGACGCCGGGCAAATAGTATATAAAAACCCGGATTTCAAAAATACGTTGTATCTTTGTACAGAGTTGGGAAAACCGGATTATGAATTTGAAGAGGACGGCGAAGAACGGGACGGGTATTTTTTCCCGGAAAAACAAATTTCAGTCAAGACGTTTAAATGTACGATATTGGCACCGGAGTTTCTTTGCGACGTTATGCGTTTTATCCGTATGGCTGATTACATTCATATAACGGATAAATACGGCAGGGAATACGATTGCGACACGTTTCTAATTACCCCCAAATGGCAAACGCAGGGAGATTTGGCAAGCGTGGAAATTGAATTTAAAACAAATACCGTTGTCAAGAAAATAGGATGCGGATATAATATAATAGCAAACAAAGGAGATTTTAACGGCGATTTCAATAATGATTTTGACAACAATTAAATTAATTAGATTATGGGAAATTACGAACAACTAAAACAAGCGGTTGCCGACGTTATTAAGACAAACGGAAACCAAGAAATTACCGGGGCAATAATGCAAAACGTGTTGAACACGATTGTTTCAACCGTGGGAGCCAACAGAACCTTTGTTGGCATAGCAAATAAAAATACCAATCCCGGCACGCCGGACGGTAACGTTTTTTATATCGCTTATACGGCGGGGAATTATGTAAATTTCCAATTCAGGACGGGTTATTTGACCGTAAAACCCGACGAATTGGCAATATTATACAACGAGAAGACCAATTGGGGTAAATTTGTTATCGGCATGAGTTCAGACGGCGTTATTGCGCTTGCGAACACAACAAACCAAATCAACGCAACCGGACGTTATGCGTACACGGATACGGATATTGTAAAGGGGTCAAATGCGGGTTCCCAAAAGGTGCGTACATTTTTGGTTGCGGGTCAACCATACCAATTTACATTAACGCCCGTTGGAGGCAACGCCACGGTAAATATACAAGGTATTAAAGCCGACGGAACATTTAACATTATTGGCTCCATGACGTTAACGCCCGACGGGGCAACGAAAACCGTAACGCCAACCGAAAATTATTACGGGTTTACGATTTATTACGGTTCCCAAACAACCGCCACGTCTGTAAATGTATTGTTTGAAACTCCGACAACCGGGGGAATGGGTTTGCCGGACGGTATGGGGGACGCAACCAACTTTTACCCCGACCCGTTTATTGAGGCGGGTTCGAATATTAATGAATTGGAGGGCGTACAAGATGTTTCCGTTATAGGAACGCCGGAATATTACGCCGACCGTATTGTTTTGCCCGTGGGTTCGTTTTTAGGGGTTTTATTGGATTTGTCGCAATTACCATATAATCCAACAACGGATTATCTTAACGCATTAATGAAAATTAGTGCGCCGGGCACAGGTCATTTTTTTAATGTGGCATTTGACTCTACAACGTCGGGTGCCTTTATTCCAGTCGCTAAATTAACGGCCGACCCGCAATTTGACGGTTGGGTATCTTTTTACAATGTAACCGGATGTTCGACGTTATCCAACCGTTGCCGTGTAACATTCGACAACCGAAAAGGTACACAGCCGTTAACGATTTACCGTTGTATGATGTGGACGGGTCAAGATGTAACCCCGTTCGGTATGTTCGCAAAACAGGCGTGGAACGCATGGAAAAAGGTAAAAGATATTCCCATTAAAACAATTAATTACGCCCCGTATTACAACGAATTTAATTTACAGGGTTCAGCAATGAATGTTGTAAGAACACGCACAACGTTGTCTTATACGGTGAACAATGCCGGAACTACTGCATTTATTGGATATGATTTCAAGTTGGTGGATAGTCCGTTTGAGATTGGCGACGTTATCGGTTACGGTGCGGATAATGTGGTTGTAAGTAGTGCAACAATAGCCATAATGTATTGCATATTTTACAATGATTCAACCGAGATTTCCCGGTTAACGTTACAATTAAGAGCAGGCGGTTTTTGTACTCACTCCGGCACAATTCCGGAGAATACAACCCGTATATTGATACGTTTCCAAATTAGTGGCGTTGGTGCGGCAATATCGGTTGGCGACAACTATTTGACAAAAGACGAAATAAACAAATTGAGCGAATGGGAACGCCAAAGCATAAAGCGCGGGACAACTGTAAACACAACCGCCGCCGTTGTTTACGTGGATGCGGTCAACGGAAACGACACGAACCCCGGCACGACGGAAAGTGCCGCATTAGCGACGTTTGCCGCCGCCTTTGCCAAAACGGGCGTTGATACGACAATTATATTGGTCGGGGACACAACCGAACCTTTGAATATCAAAAGCAAATCAAACCAACGTTCCGTCCGTCTTATCGGTAAACGTGGATTAGTTAACCGTATCATTTGCGGAACAAAAATTGATAGCGGAACATTAGTTGCGGGTACAACGAACGTTTACCAAACCCCGTTGTCGTCCTTTTCAGCTGCCGACCGTTTCCAATTGTTCCAACATGAGGTATTCGACGAAAGTACGTTGATACCGGACAACGAACGCCACCCGTTACAACGTGGGAAAACGTACCGTTGTGATAGCACAAAGATAACCCGTGTTACGTCGTTGGATGCCGTGAAAACGTCCGAGGGTTACACGTTCTTTTATGATACAGACGCACAAATGTTGTACGTCAAAATCAAAGAGGGTACAACGTTAGCCACCAACCCGGTTTACATTCCGGGCGGTTCCGGTATTTCCGGCAATGACGGTTCCGTTGCTTTTGAAATGGTTAATATTGAATGTTGGTACGGTTCAATTTCGTTAAGGTTTTGCCACGGCGGACGGGCGATTGATTGCGCAGCAAAATACGCACTTGGCGGCGGTGCGTGGTCGTGGGATGCGGCAATTGGTGTGGAATTGATACGATGCGAAGCGGCACGGGCGTTTAACGGTTCGAGTACCGGGGACGGGTTCAACGCACACAGCACAACGGCTGACCCGGCATTGGCGAAACATACCGTTGCAACGTTGATTGATTGTTGGAGCCACGACAATAACGACGACGGATATAGCGACCACGAACGTTGCGAAACAACCATTATTGGCGGATTGTTTGAATACAACGTAAAAGCCGGATTAACGCCCGCTTATGGTTGCCACGATACGATATATAACGCCTATTGCCGTAAACAGGTTAATAACGGTATCGCATTAGTTGGAAGCGCAACGGCGGCGGAGGGCGGCAGAGGTTCGCAAATATTCGTTATTGGGTGCATTTGTGAGAACAACAAAAATAATTTTTACGTTTCCGGCGATAAGTCCGGGAAGGATGAAAATTTTGGTAAGTTCGTAAATTGTATATCTTTGAACGGGACACAATACGGGTATTTGTGCGGAGCGAACGCCCGTATTGAATTGAACAATTGCACGGATAGCGGAAGCCCGACGGCAAAAGGTGGCAACATAGTAGTCAACAACGCCGCATTAGTTGAATAATTAACCGAGGAAAGGGGCGACAATAAAAAGGTCGCCCCGTACCGATTTAACCATTTGGAAAGTATGCAAGAACGTAACATTATCAACGGAACAACCACGGTTGACAACCGCACGGAATTTATGTTGTGCGAGATTATAAAGCAATAACCAAAACGGGGGCGGTTTACCGCCGCCCCTTAACTCTTATGGACGATATGGATAAAATTTTTAGTTGGGAACAATGGCGTATGATATTCGCCACGACCGCAAGCCCGTTATTTGCATATCTGGTCCCGACGGCGGGGTTTATGTATGCGTTAGTTATTATGTTTGCGTTCAACATTTGGGCGGGAATGAGGGCGGACGGCGTGGCGATAAGGAATTGCAAACGCTTTTCGTTCCATAAGTTTAAGAACGCATTGGCGGAATTGCTTTTGTACGTCGTTATTATACACGTCATTTATTCCGTTATGTTGCAATGTGGCGACGACGGGGCGGCAATGATTGTTATTAAGTCGCTTACATACGTGTTCATGTATGTATATTTGCAAAATGCGTTTCGCAACTTAATTAAGGCATACCCGAAGAAAATTGCCTTACGGATAATATACCATGTTATCCGGTTGGAATTTACACGGGCGTTGCCGTCTTATTGGCAACCAATAATGGAGCGTTTCCAAAAGGAAACCGATGGCGATATTATTAACGATAAAGAAAAGGAGGTAAGAAAATGAAACCTATTGTTATTTTAGACAACGGACACGGCGAAGATACCGCCGGGAAACGTTCCCCGGTTTGGGGCGACGGTTCGCAACTGTTTGAATGGGAGTTTAACCGGGATATTGTGCGACGTATCGCCGCCAAATTGGACGATTTGGCGATTGGGTACGAGATATTGACCCCGGAAACCAACGACGTGTCATTGACGGAACGTTGCCGCCGAGCAAATGAGATTTACCGCAATTACAATGAAAAGGCGTTTTTGGTATCCGTCCATGCCAACGCCGGAGGCGGTACGGGTTGGGAGGTTTACACGTCGCCCGGAGAAACGAAAGCGGATGCAATCGCCACGGTATTTGCCGAGGAAGCGCAACGGGTATTCGTCCCGGACGGTTGGCGTATGCGTTTCGATTATGCCGACGGTGACCCGGATAAGGAATCGGCGTTTTATATCCTCAAACACACGAGTTGCCCGGCAATTCTTACGGAAAACTTTTTCATGGATACCGAAAAAGATTGCCGTTTCATAATGAGCGACGACGGGCGGGAACGTATCGCCAATATGCACGTTGCCGCAATTAAAAGGGTATTGACGTTATGAAAAAGTATTTGATTTGGGCGGCAATCATTTTGGCGGTTGCCGCCGCCTTTTGGGTGCAACACGTCAAAATAAAGAGGTTGACCGAGGAACGGGACAAATACCGGAGCAATACCGAAATACTATTGCAGGACGTCAAGACGTACCAAACGAAAGACAGTTTGAACGCAATCAAAGTCGGGAATTTGGAGTTGTCATTGGCGGAATACAAAAAGTACCGGGCGGACGATTTGGCGTTGATAAAGACGTTGCAGGCAAAGAACCGGGATTTGGAACGGGTTACAACAACCCAAATGGAAACAATCAACGAATTGCGGGCAACCGTCCGGGATAGTGTTGTATATTTGCCCGGCGATACGGTTACGACCGTTTTACGTTGTATTGAGTATTCCGACAAATGGGTTGACTTTGACGGATGTATTATAAATAATACGTTTTCGGGCAAAATTATAACACGAGATAGCCTCTTAATAACGGAAACTGTGCAATATAAGCGTTGGTTAGGTTTTTTATGGAAAACAAAACGGATAAAAAATCGTGAATTTGACATTGTTTCAAAAAATCCACATACAAAAATTACTGGGTTTGAGGTTATAACAATCGAAAAATAACTATATTTGCGGCAAACGGGGATAGTTCGGAGTAGCTACCGGATGAAAAAAGATGCAACCACTTTTCCCCGTTTCCTTTTTTTTGGTTGCTTACTTAAATGGTTGTATAATGGAAATTTGGAAAGATGTACCCGGATATATAGGGTTGTATAAAGTGAGTAATTACGGGCGTGTAAAATCCGTTAAGAAACAATTAGTGTTGAAAACAAGTGGTTCGGGGAATAGATATAAAACCGTTGCTTTATGTAATGGGATGCGCAAAACGTTTCGATTACATAGATTAGTTGCGGCGGCTTTCATTCCGAACCCGGACAACAAACCATGTATCGACCATATCGACGGCGACCGAGCCAATAACCATGCGGACAATTTGCGTTGGGTTACATATCTGGAAAATAACAACAATCCTATTACTAAAAAACGATTGAGCGAAAACAACGCTAAAAATATGCAAGGTAAAAAGGGGGTATTGCATCCAAATTCAAAACCCGTTAAGATGATGAAAAACGGAATTTGCCTCAAAACATACCAATCTATCCATTTAGCCAAAAAAGATGGGTTTAACGATACATTGATAATTCGATGTTGTAAAGGGCGTATGAAAAAACATAAGGGTTATAATTGGGAATATATATAATAGACATAACAAGGGGGTGTAACAAGACGTTGTCACCCCTTTTTCTATTGAGCCATTTTTAGCCCGTTTCCGGGCGTTTTATTTCAAAGTGGATAATTTACCCGTCCCGCTTGCAAAAGTCGCTTAAATCGAAAATACCAAGAAAATAACTCTTTTGGAACCAAAAACAAAACTTTTTGCAGTTTAAGCCAAAAACAAAGATAAAACCTTTGGTAATTAAAATAAAGGTTGTATATTTGCATCATCAAACAAGAACGACCGGGCGTTTCCCCGGAAAATAGAGAGCGAAACAATATGAATACTCAAAGCATTTATAACGGATTAGATTACACAACAAAAGAGATTAACCGCAATTTCAAAATCAAGGTAAACGGAATTGTAAACGGCAAAAAGGTTAATGTATTGGTTGGCGTGTCCGGTTTAATAAAGATTGTCGGCGATATTAAGTTAGTCAATCGCTTATTAAAACGTGCTTTCAATTGTTACGGCGACAAAGAGGTTTGCAAATTGCGCCGAGGCGTTAAAATCACTTTCTATTATCAGTAAACAACGACGGGGCGTTTTCCCCAGAACAATATAAATTTTCAATCATGGCAAAGTACATTTTAGTTAAGAAAGTAAAGGGAAAGAAATACGAGTACCAAGTTATTGACGCCGATAGTAAGGCGATTGTATCAAAAAGAACGTCCGCCCGTGAATATGTGGCGTGTACCGCCGACGGTTCGTTTTATTTCGGGCGTTTGGATTTAATCGGGAAAGGCGACCACGGCAAAAGATTGAGCCATATGGCGGCAATATTGGCAAACCCGGAGGCGGCATATAAAAAACAAGTTGCATACTTTACGCCGGATTATCGGAGTAAATGGATAGCCGAGAACCCCGCCGAACAATGGATTGCCCGCAACGTTGAGTATGCAAAAAAGGAAAAGGAAAGGTTGGACGCAATCGCATATTTACAGTAATAACAAGCCGGGGGCGCAATCCCCCGGCATAACCATTTAGAGCGATGAACAAAACGAAACGTTACCGATTAAGTCAAGATATGTATAAGATAATCCAAAATGCAAACGGCGGGTTATTTTTGCTTTATACCCGGCACAATCCCGGCGATTTGTTGAACCTATTGTTAGACGGCAACGATATTGGGTTGACGTGCCGAGTTGAGAGCCGACACGACCAATATTATAAGTATTGCAAAGTAATTACGGAGGGCGTACAATGAGCCGTAACAGAGAGCGACAACAAGAATTGCAGCCGGGGCGGGTCGATTACGCCCGTACCCGGTTGGAGGCGTTGGGTTATCCGGTTACGGAGGTAAACGCCACGACCTTACAATTTACTTTCCGGGGTTCCCCGGTTACATTATACCCGTATTCCGGTTGGTTTACCGGGCGCACCGTTACCGATGGACGGGGAATTAAGAACCTATTAAAACAACTGCCTATGCGATTTGCGTTAAGACGTCAAGAAAAAATAAAAGCGGCTTTTGAGCCGAACGGGGACGAAATATTAGCCCGGATAAAAGAGAGTTTAACCCGGTATTTTTCCGCCGACCGTTCGGAGTTCCCGGAGGGGTTCCGGGATATTGAAAGCGATTATAACCAATTGCCGGGGGAACCGTACCCAACTATTGCAATAAACGACGTCGGAAACGCCAACCGTATGATTGAGTTCTATGTTACCGGGAAACAATACGACGTTTACCATGTAGCATTTAAGGGATTTACAAAGGGTTAATATATGGGAATGATAAAAAGGAATTGCGACAATTGCGGCAAAGAATACAACGCCGATACCCGGAATTTACGCCGAGGTTGGGGACGTTGTTGTTGTAAGAGTTGCGCCGCCCAATTGAGGGAAAAGAATAAACCCGGATATAACCCGGAACGGGTCGCCGTAAATAATGCACGCCGGAAATTTTGGGCGGATTGCCCGGAACCGGAACATTACCCGTTGAGTTATGACGGGGCGGATTTCGACCAATGGGGGGATTGTGAATTTGGAATACATGATTAAAAAGATAACCCCCGACGCAATGAAGTAACGCCGGGGGTTGGTACGCAGTAACCGAGAGCGATGTTTTAGGTTATGCGGTGCAACAAAATTAGTGCTTTTTATCTGTATTACAAGCGTCCAACATGAACAAATAAAACTTTCAAAGGTTTTATTTTTGGTAATACAAATATTATTTATACATTTGCAGAAACAAAAACCCACCGGGGGAGTACCCGGCAAAGATATGAGAATAAAAGAGAGCGATTTATTAAAAAAATTGGCGACCGATAGCGGGAAAACAGCCAACCAAGTTGCCGAAATTATCATTTCGGAATTACTCAAAAACAAAGTTATTGAGGACACCCCGGAAAATTGGGGCGTTTCCGTTTTCGATGCAATAAACGAGGACGTAACCGAGGAACAAACCGCCAATTGTTATGCGGCTATTTCCGAGGCGTTGGGCGTGTATCTGAAACGGGTATATTTCATTGTCCCGGATTTGGATTTAATGGGTAACGACGATTGCCCGGAATGCGGCGGCGAAATGGAAGTTACCGACGGGGAATATAAACAGACCGGAGGCGACGGATATTTGACCCCGCCGGAATATACCGCAATTTGGGAGGAAATGACGTGTACGCATTGCGGACACAAAGAGAGCAACGAACCGAGTTATTAACAATAAAAGACTAAAGAAATGGCAGAAATGACGAAATTAAGAGTAAACGAGGCAATCGCACGGGCGCAAACCGCCGGAATTAAAGTTTATAAAAAAGAGGTTGCCGCCCGGTTATGGGAGGGACGCACCGAAAGCGCACAACAAGTTAATATGACTAACTTATGTAACGGAACGACTAAACAGATACGCCCGGAATGGGTCGTTATCATTTGCGAAATGTGTAATTGTACCCCTAATTATTTGTTTGGTTATGAAGAATAACGGGTTACAATGGTTTGAACGCATGGCGGACGTTATGTTTTCCGATAGGTTCCAAGCGAAAGCGATTATTGCGACGTTTGGGACGTTGGGCGTTGTTTGTCTGATTGGCGCATTTTGGAACCCGTGGCAATTGATGTTTGCGGGTCTGTGTGCCGCAATGGTGTTATGTGGATTTTCAGAATTAAAAAAGAGTAGAAAATGAGAGCGAACAAAAAGAAACCGGAAAACCCGGTACAAAAGACGGTTGAAAGTTTGGGAGCCGTTCCCGCCGACCAATTCCCGGAAATTACCGAGGAACAACAACAAATAATCCCACCGTTTGAAGCGGTCGAGGTTGAACAACCAACCGGAATATTTGAGATATTGCCGGGCATGACGGTTGAGGAAATGACGGCAATGTTTTTTGATGAAAAAACGTTGATTGAACCCCCGTATAAGGTTTGGCAATTGAATAGTAAGGGACACCGATATTATTACCGATATGACGACGCCGGGAACCCGGAGTTTTTCCCGTCGGTTACAACCATATTGTCCCAAACATTACCCAAAGCCCCGCACCTTATAAATTGGATTGCGAACAAAGGCATTGAGGAAGCCGAGCGATACAAAGGCGAACGGGCGGCGTATGGAACGTTTATGCACGCCGCATTTGAGGAATTATTGATTAACCGGGCGTATGATTTGGACGGACTGAAAGGCAAACTAAAAGAATACATTGAGGTTTACCGATTGCCAGACGACTTTATTTATTACGCCGACGATTTGAAAAAGGACGTATTGGCGTTTGCGCAATTCGTATTGGATTATGATGTACGACCGTTAGCCGTTGAAATTGCGTTGGTACACCCGTATTACAAGTACGCCGGAATGATTGATTGCCCGTGTACCATGCGGGCAAAGATTGGAAGCGACGACCGGATTAACGCAATTGTCGATTTCAAAAGCGGGCGAAATGGTTTTTACGAGGAAAGCGAAATACAATTAGGAATGTACCGGGATATGTGGAACGTCAATTTTGAGCAATTCCCCGTTACCCGTATTTTCAATTTCAGCCCGAAAGATTGGCGCAAAAAACCGTCGTACAATCTGAAAGAGCAAACCGAAAGCCCCAATATACGGAAAATCCCCTATCTGTTGGAGATTGCCGCCATTGAGGACGAAAAGCGGGACAACACGTTTACGGCGGTTAATGGTATGGTTGTATTGGACGACGCCCCGGATTTGTCCCAAAATGTAATATCGTTGTCTTTGGCGGAATTGATTAAAACGAAAGCCCCCAAAGAGGCGACCCCGGACGAAACCACGGACGCCGCCGATACCGTCAAAGCGGATGCGGTTGCCCCGGAACAAACGTCGGAACCGGAGATTAAGAAAACAAAGATTGTGAAACGCACCGGGAAAAAGACAAAGGAGACGGAAAAGAAGCCCGCCACGGGGCGAAAGACGACAAAACGGACTGTTGTACCGGAAAAGGAACAAAAGCCCGCAAATGTGCCAAAAAAGCCCAAAAACGAGAATAAGAAAAGACTGTTGAACGACGACCCCGAAATATAAAGAGCATGAAAGGAAATATAAAAGGTAGGATTGTTAGACCGGAGGCGGAAAAATCACGTTTGATTTTACCCCGTGTCGGACAAATAAAAATCGGAATGAAAAACGCCAACGGATACCCGCAAAGCGTGGATTATTTCATACCAACGGGAAAGTATGCCGGGTTATTTACACAGGCATACGGCGAAAAACCCCAAACAATTCAAATCGTTTTCCCGGACGACGACCCGGCGAAAGTATGCAACGAGCGGTACGAGTACCGGGACGACGACGGACGATTGATTGCGGCGGGCGACGGCGAAACGTTCCAAGTTTGGGACGGCAAAAAGTACGAAACATTGACAACGGAGGAATACCCGAATTTGATGTTGGCAATTACCAAGCGTTACCCCAATCGGAAAAGCAAGCAGGACGGACACGACGGTTGGGAAATTACGTTGATGTTGAATTTCATTGTACCGTTGGTACGTGGCGTTGCCGGGGTATGGCAGTTTTCAACAAAGGGTACGGCGTCCACAATCCCGCAAATCCGGGAAACATTCGACGGTATGTTGGCGGAACGGGGATTTTGTAAGGGAATTATATTTGATTTGAACGTACAATTTGCCACAACTCAAAAGCCGGGAGACCGTTCCCGCTTTCCTGTTGTCTCATTGGTTCCTAATGAAAGTGCGGATAATGTTTTGAAAGTGCGCAAAGCGTGGGAACCTGCAAAGCAATTGGATAATGAATAAAAAATGCTATATTTGCGTCGATAAAACAAACGACTACCACCGTTTGCAAAGTATTGCTAATTTATTTAGCGCAAAGCCCGTTTTCCGGTGTGTGGTAGCCCGGATTGCGGGCTTTTATATTTTAATTATGGATTTTATTATAAAAAACAAATGGATTAACGAATTGCATTTGAAAGGTAATAAGTTAATGTTGTATGCAATGATACACGCCTATTGTGTTAGATATGGCGAGTATTCAAAGGGTATTTTGTATTTATCCAAATGTTTAGGGATAAACAAAAGCACTGTAATTGATTGCCTTAAATGGTTATGCGAAAAAGGATTATTAATAGAATCAGTTCAGCCCGTAGCAGAACCGGATGTTTATAAAATATCAATATTATGAAATACACGATATTAATAAACCAATATGCCGCCGTTAATAACGGTTTAGATTTAGATTTAATAGATTTGGCGATTTTTGATTTTATAAAAGATTTCGCCAATTGTGCAAGTTGCGTTAAGATGCACACCCCGGAGGGAATATATTTTTGGATTTCCCACAAGTTAATACTGGAAGCAATGCCGTTATTGAATATAAAGACAAGTCAAGGCATGATAAAGCGTATTGATAATTTGATTAAAGCCGGAATTTTACAAAAACATCCTAATTGCGAATTGTATAACAAAACTCTGTATTGTTTTGGTGAAAATTACGAGTTACTAACATTTACCGAAAAGGCAGCAAGGATATTAACCGGAGTTGATACCCCTAAACAAAAGTTGATACCCCCCCTAAACGAAAGTTTAGGGGTACCCATAAACGAAAGTTTAGGGTATAATAGTAATAATATAGATAATACAATAAATGATAATGAGAATATCCCCAACAACAATGTTGTCGGGGAATTATTCCCGGAAGAACAAAAGGTTGAGGAACCAAAGGAGAAAAAAACGTTATTCCGTAATTCCGCCGTTTACAAAATGGTTAAATTTGAAAACGGCGTCGGCGTGGATTATT